TTGGAGCGATCGGTTGGTAAGCAAACCGCCCGTATCCGTGGCCTCCCAGACCCGACGCGCCCTCATACTGTTTGATAAACTCCCGTGCTTCACGGGCACCATCAAACTGTTTGGGGAAAGCATAACGACCATCCAGTGTCCGATACTTACTCTTCTTCTGTTGTGCCTGAGGGACTAGAAAAAGAGTAGGGCGAGACTTCTCCCGATACTGCACAGGGGATCCCTGCTCGTAACCTCGGATGAGAATGTCATCGCCCAGTAGACAGACACTTGTATAAAAATCACTCATTAACTGCTTTCTGGTATTCTGCCAGCACTGCGGGTGCAGGATCCAGTATAGTCAATACATCGGTAGATGTCAAGAAGATAAATCTCTGCTCTGTGTGGAGAGGGTAAACCTTGAGCATACCTTCTTCCACCACACGGAATGAATCCTCTAGTAGGATGGAAGGTTCTTCATCCATCTCAGTTAGTTTCCCAATCAAGTATGTGTCGGGATTGTTTTTCAGAATAATAAATTTAATCACGGGCGGTTGCATCCTCCTCATCAAAGTATACGCTCATACCAGCAGGTTTGTGCGATTTAAGTATGGCCTTGTAACTTTCGCTGACGTTTTCATGGGGATCACCCAGACTGACAACTGACATTACAGACACGATGTTATTACCCACAGTCAATGGAGACCATGGATACAGTTTGATCTGCACATCAGACAAGTCCATCTCATCAGGCACAGTTTCCTCACCCTGAAAATCAAACATCTTGTCTGCAGGTTGCTCAATCACCACTGAGTATGGTTGAGTAAACTGATACGCGAGAGGCAGAGTGTGATCTTCAGACGCTCTGACTTCTTTAACGTCAGCGATTACGTCCTCGCCGCTTTGCATTCTTGCGATTTTTACGCTCATAATCTTTTTCCATTAGTTGTTCGTAAGTGCCCTGCACCATGTCTTGAAAGGCACGGCGTGCTGAGATGTTTTTCTCATCAGCAAGGACGTGGACATACTGCATAAACGAGTCCATCAGATCAGGTGGCACGTCTAGAGTAAGTGTTTCGCTTTTCTCTGCGTAGGTCTTACTACACAGGTTAACATACATATTCATTAAAATCAACTCCAAACAAAAAGAGACCCCTCGTGGGAGTCTCTTCAGTTGCATATTATATATGCAGAATCACTTCAGTGTATCAACAGCAGCGAGTGCTTTTTGACGCAGTGATTCAGGAAGAGGAACATAACCAAGACCGTCTGCCTTTGCTTGCTGAGTAGGTGTCAGTGCATAACGAAGGACTTCTTTCACTGCTTCATTCTTTTCATACTCAGGGTATGCAAGAATCCAAGTGAGAGAAACGATTGGGTATGCATTAGCACCAGCAGGGTTAGCATCAGCACCACGCAGTTGATCATCAAGAATGATCTTACCAAGACCAGCAGATGCAGTCTCAGCAGATGCCTTCACAAAGTTACCTGCCTTGTTTTGAAGTGCAGGTTGCTCAAGTGCATCATCATTCTGCACATAACCATAGTTAACATAACCAATAGAACCAGGTGTAAGTTTGATACCAGCAGCAACACCGCTGTTACCTTTACCACCAACACCAACTGGCCACATAACAGACTTGCCTGTTCCTACAGTCTTCTTCCACTCAGGAGAGAATGCTGACAGAGAGTTAGTGAAACCTTTGGTGGTGCCACTACCATCAGAGCGCCAGATAGTTTTGATTTGACCACCATCACACCCGAAGTGTGACCATTGATCAATCTTACCAAGGAAGACATCAGCAAGTTCAGTCTGTGTCATCTTCAGATCACAACCAGGATTGTTATAGGCAGGGACGATCGCACCACCAGTCATGGGGATGTGAACCATACCTTCCTCAGGTTGCTTAGCATCACTTACAGCACCATCAGAGGCACCGAAGTCAACAGTCTTTGCTTTGAATTGACGGACACCTGCACCACTACCAACTGCTTGATAGTTAACTTTATTGCCTGTGTCTTTAGAGAAGTTAGTAAACCAGTTGGAATACAACATGGCAGGGAATGATGCACCTGCACCATTCAATCTAAACGCTTCTTTTTTCTCGGTGGACCCACATGCCACCATCAGGGGTGCTGCCAGAGCGACAGCAGCGAGTGCTTTGAGTTTCATAATCAGTTATCAGAACTTATATTTTGTACCTACTTCAACCTTCCAGTCACGAGTGTCATCGCTATCTTGGAAGATGTTCTCCCACTTACCATAAGCAGAGAACTTATCAGTCACCTTCAGTTTTGTACCAACTTCAAGTGCTTTGAATGTATCATTATCACCACCATCAGGAACGGAAACACCTAGACCTGCCTCAACATAGGGGGAGAGGCGACCAGTTTTCCATTCGTAACCGATGCGACCTTGATGGACAGCTTTGCTGTAGTCATCATCGGTACCTTTGAATTCGTGCTTGGACTCAACGTAGGGTCCTGCAAGGGCAGGAGTCGCCAGTGCAGTTGCCGAAACTGCCAGTGCGGCTAGAGCGATTGCTTTCATTTTTGTTATATCTAGATAAAAGTACAGACCGCCGTAACGGTCCATACTATATTACACGGGTTAATCTGATATTAAAGTAAGACTAGGTTAAGTGTTAGCGATCTCATACACCTTCAGTTTCTGATGATCGGGGATGATCTTCTTCAATTCCACCACAAGCATCCCGTTTGTGAAGTTGACTGTGCCGACTTCCACATCGTCGGACAGATTGAATCCTCTAGCAAAGGTCCTCGTTGCAACGCCACGATGCATATAGTCTTCCTCTTGGCGCTCCTTTGCTGCCTTTGACTTGATGAGCAGGACATTGCTCTCCGTGCTTACTTCAATGTCCTCCACTGCCCATCCAGCTAGTGCTAATTCGATCCTCCACTTGACGTTTGATTCCTTGACGATGTTGTAGGGAGGATACTGACCGCCTGGTGTCCCTACTCCGTAGGAATGCAAGCGGTAAAATAGGTCGTCAAAACCTACTGAAAATCTTTGTGACGCATCAAAAATAGCGTCGATGTCTTTCGACGTAAACTTAGTAATGTCCATAGCTCCTTATAAAGCGAGTTTGTATTGTGTGATCCCCGAAGGCAATCACATATATTTAGCGTCAAGTGTGCTGAGGGATACCGTATATATAATTTCGGTTTACTCTAAACTTTTTTCTTTGTCTAAATAGCTTTGAAACTATATTCGGTGGGGTATATGAAACGAGCCTTTCTACCTCTCGTTATGTTATTGATGACAGCGGGTGCTGCCCAAGCAGGTGGACTCGTTACTAAACATTCTGCCAGTGTACAACTTACGGTTGACGCTGCAAGATCCACTGCGACAAGAATTGGTTCTTCGTTTAGTATTTCAGGATCAAATATTGATACTACGGACGGGTCAACTGCAGGCACTGTTTCTGCAGGCACTATCACTTCAGGTGTGTATAATCCTGGCACGATCGCTGCCACACAGGACACAGCAGGGGCGGCTTTCAGCTTTAGCCAAAGCTACACCCAAGCTGATGCCTTGCCTACAAGTGCAGCAACTCTAGGTGCTAATCCTAACTACGGATCACTTACGACATATGCAGCTGGCACCAAAGACACTCTTGCAGGTACTGTAACCAGCGCAGGAATTCTAACTGTAACAGCTGGTGGAGCAGGTACAAGTGCTACGGGACAATACGTTTCCGAGATTACCGTAATTGATTGAGGACCTTCGCGATGACCCGTTTTGGAAAGACAATACGTTGGTCTGCGACATTTGTGGTGGGTGTAAGTGCCACACTTGCTCCTGCCCAGGCGGTCCCCGTGGTCCCAAACTTTACCCAGGGCTCGATGACGAGCCACACGGAAACCACTTCAAAGGTGACCGAGACGATAAATTCGATGGACTACAACACAGGATATCAATATTCCGTGACTGGTTCAGGAATCACCGCTTCTGGTAATTTGACACCAGGCACAGGTACTAACAATGTAACTATTGATGGAGTGACATCATCATGGACTGGAGTAACCAGCAAACCCCAATTCACACAGACAACACCAGGCGCAGCGTTTCAATTCACAGAAACGTATTCAGGTCCTGGTTTAAGTCAGCAGACAATTATTCAAAGAGTGACCGAGGTCACCAGCGTAACAGACACAACAAGTATCTTTACCCAATAGCACTATGCATCACTTCACTTGCGACTGCCCCTGCCACTCTGGCGGAAACTGTAGGGGGTGTAAGTGCAACGGCAAGTCCGATTGCAAATAGCTCAGGCTCAGTGACGAACCAGGCAATTCAGGTTTTACAAGGTCCATATATCACTAACACATACGGGAATGGTATCCAGTGTCAGGGACCTACCATGAATTTCACACCCTATGTCACTGCATCAGCATCAGCACAGAAGCCATACGAACCTTACTTCATGGATCCTGTGTACGACATGCGTGATCTAGATGAAGATGGCTCGCTCGACAATCCAGGTGACATTCTCTATCACGTCCCTACTAGGACAGGACAGAAAGATAATTACAGTCTAGGTATTGGTTTCTCTGCTACATGGTCCAAACCATTGGACAAAGAGTTACAAGAACAATGTAAAGAAGCAGCAGCAACACAAATTGCACTACAGCAACAGTTAACTGCTAACAAGAGATTAGATTTTGAGATCGCAAGACTCAAGAATTGTGGTGAATTATTGTTGCGTGGAATTCAATTCCATCCTAAGAGTCCTTATTACTCTGTGTGTGCAGATGTGGTAGTTAATAATCCACCTGGCCATGAGCATCCACACATCCATAAGATCGAAGCACCTGTGGTTACTGAAGCTACTGGGACGGCAGAAGATCTAAAAGAAATATCTATCCCTTAGGTTTTTTCTTAGGCATTTTGAAAGGAGGCAATCCTTTCTTCTCACGATACTTATTAGTTTGGAGCTCATTCTGAGATAACTTAGGGGGCTCCTTTCCTATTGCCCTTTTAATCTTTTTAATTATCTGTTTGACTATAGGTTTTACCAATTTCAACAGGAAGGGTGTTGCAGCAGCAGTTGCAGTTGCCACAACAGCGATTGATGCAGTGGTTGTGACCTGTCCTGCTGAGGGTATTGCCTTAATAATCTGATCAGGTATTGCTAATTCTTCTTTGATCGGAATACATTCTTGACCGACCAATCTATATTCAACAATCTTCTTCTTACCAGCGTCTACTAGGGTCCCTACAGGTTCTTTTAGTTGCTGTGCTTCTGTAGGACAGTCTGGTGTTTCAGCGGTAACTGGCTTGATCTCAGGTGCCTTTACCTCAGGTGATGTAGGTGCTTCAGGTGCCTTAATAGGGGGGACTTCAGCACTATATTCAAACTTCAGCTCGTCCTTATCATAATTCATAGGATTGAACGATGGGACACCGCCATCACACAGGGTGATAGTGCCATTCTCATCGTCTATACCAATTTTTTTACTCTTATTGTTTACTTCATGCGCTTCAACACATCCAGGGATATTGACAACTGGTACACCAATATCCACAGTGACTGGTGCTGAAGGGGGAATTGCTTGAGGTGCTTCAGTAAGAGCTGTGGGGATAGGCAGGACGTTAATATTGTCCACGCCTATCGGTTTAATCTCCATTAGAAGGGGAGAGCAGGACCTGTTTGTGTAGGTACAGGTGCACTAGGAATTGCCCCACCAGTTACATCAGGCAATTCAGGCATGGCACCACTTACCAATCCAGGTAGTGCTCCAGTAACAGCGTCCATCACTGCTTCTGTAACCTTTTCCCTAGCACTCTCTGCAAGTGCTTCTCTATTAAGGTAAACGTAAGCACCACCGCCTACGATACCTGCTGTGCCAACAAATGATAGCACTGCTAAAACATTAATCAGTTTTTGCATCTTTCTTTTCCTCTCTAGGTTTATCATCGTCGCGCTTCTTAGCTGCTTGGACCCCAAAAGTAGCTAGCGTTCCTGTAAACACGCTGGCTATGAAAGTTGGATCAATCTGCTTCTGTTGTAAGCCAGGAATAGTTACATAATTAAGTGTAAGAATTGCTGCAGACCACGAAAGAATAACGACTCGCACCAATGCGGACAGACCTTCATCTGCCCAATCAAATTTATCCTTTTTGGCTTCAACCTTTTTAGGGGAAGATTCCATGGGAAAATTAATATGGCAGAGCTATTTAGCTTTCTGGTGCTGCCACTTTTTTCTTGCCGATATTATACTTACTTTCCAGTGTCCACTCGCCTTTATCCTTAAATGAAAGCACTTTGATCTGATTAAGGGGAGCAAGATCTAGCTCACCTTCTGTAACAACAGAGATCAAACCCCAATCACTAAGGAGTTTTGCAATACGATTACGACGTTGGACATCGTTTAGTGAAATATTTGCAGGCTTACCATCAAGAGCAAACAACTCTTTGAAATGCACGATGTAATACTTACCACGCTTATGAAGAATGTGGCAGGATTGATACAGTTTACGCTCTTTGCGGGATGCTACACCGATACGGGTAAGTGTCTCTCTAACCTTAAGAAAGTCATCAGGTTCCTTAAGAGAAACCTCCAACATATCCTCCTGAGACCATGCGATTTCCTCGCTCATCTTTTTCCTCCGACATCAAGTTTTGATTTAATAACTTCAATCTGCTCCTTAGTCAAGATTCTCATAGCCTGCTGAGCTTTCTCAGTATTGTAGCCATAATATTGCTTCACGAGATCTATGTCGTGATTCTTTTCTTTTTTATCCCAAGGAGAAAATCTTTTAGATTTCCTGATACTATATAGGAAAAATTGATATTGAAGGTCATTATCAAGATAAGGACAACCATTCATAGCATTAGCATACATCACTGTATCAAGGTGTTGTGCTAGGCATTTGTTGATAACATACGCAGGATATTTCTTCATCGCTCTCTCATCGGTAGTGAGATCGCCCTGCTTTAGATTGATACTGTTGAGATAATCTTTAAGGGGGATCTCATAATTCATACCGAAAGAAGCTCCAGAGGTGAAGGGGGATAAAGGTCGTAGTTAGCAACTAGCAATTCAGTTTTATTCTTATTATCTGCTCGATGTTTCATGCCATATGTGATCTTGAAGATCTCTTGATGGAAGTCTTGATATGCTTCCTTTAATTCATCATCATTATTATACGTTACCATCCAATCCCAAGGACAGATCTTACAATTCTCTACAAAGTCCTTATGATTAAAATCTTTATGCATCTTAGCATCAGTACCATACAAAAATGATTTGATTTTGTATGGAGGATCTAAAAATACAAATACATTGTTACGCTCACTCTCTGCATCATTCATCACATCAGTGTAATCAAGGTTAGTGATGTGCCAATTCTTAATTACCTTAGAGATATCCTTCAGGTTTCGTGCACCACGAGTGGTAAAGTTTTGACGTGATGCTGTAGCAGAGAAGGAAGAGTTTTCTGTCAACCCGCTATAAGAACACTTATTAAGAATCCAAAAAAGCACAGCTTTATCAAAAGAGTTTGCTTCGGATATACTTTCTTTAGCAGACTTAAATAATTCTCTGGCGAGATCTTCGGTGAGGTTGTTTTCTTTAGCTTCAACCAACGCATCAGATAGATCATCACCATTCTTTTGGAGATTGATCCAGAAGTGGTAAAGGTATTCATACTTGTCATTTACCCACACAGGGATATGAGGATATTTCTGAGAGAAAAGGAGAGCGACTGATCCTCCACCAAGGAAGGGCTCACGAAACTCACCAATATCTTTCGGAAACTTGTCAATTAGTTTAGGTGCTACCCTTGACTTACCGCCAGGATAACGAAGAGGAGTTTTCAAATACTTCATTTTGTAAGATCCATGTATGCCATAGGTTCGTCCCATGGTCCAATATTTACTTTGCCTGTAGGCAGTGCATTGAATGAGATAGTCCACCTATCATAGTCTTCTAGGTGTCTATCTGACTGATGCATCAACCATGAGGGGAAGAGAATCAGTTTACCAGGCTCTGCATCGATTGCAGCATGAGGACCATAATGATTTTCATTGATGACCTCAGATACAACCTCCATAGAATCATAGTTTCTCTGAGTCAACGGGTCATGGAAGACAGTAGGAGCACCCTCTGTGATATAAAACACAGCACTGATGTAAGACATCGGATGTCTGTGTAGAGGATGACCCACTCCACTTCTTGCAGGGGCACGATTTGCCCACATAGTAGAGATCTTTAACTGATCACAATGTAGTTTATGATGTAAATGATAGTCTGTCAATGCCGCATAGAAAAATTCTTTGAGATCATAGATAGGACCTTCTTCAATGGTCTGCAACATCGGCCATGAAGTCTCTACACCTTCTGGGAAGTTGTTTTGCCTGAATTCTGTATTCTCCAACAACCAATCTGTCAACATTGGCCAGAAGTCTGAGTCAAACTTAGACTGATACGTCCTAACCTTTACTGGAAACAGATCTACATCTTTACCCCACTTCACTTAGATACCTCTAACTTCAACATATAGGTGTCACCACCATGATTAATCTCACCACTAGGGAATGAATTACATGCCACGGTGTAACGATCTTCAGGATCATTGTTAGGTAAACTACCGTGGATCAACCAACCAGGAAAGACAACGAATCTACCTGGTTTTGCCATACTATAGGATCTAATACCTGTAGTGGCACCCTTCTTACTCTCAACGTGGAGGTGTGCCCATTCACGCTGCTGCACAGGGTCTACAAAGTATGTAGGAGGACCCTCTGTAAGGTAGAAGACACCGCTGTAGTAGGACATAGCGTGTCTATGGGCACTGTGATACCACCCAGACCATGCTGGAGACCAGTTACCCCATGCTTTGTTTGCCTTCAGAGAGTCGCATTCCAGCGCCAGATCCTCAGCAATCTCATCAAAGCATGACTGAAACCAATCCATCATGAATTGATACTTAGGATTAGTTTCAACAGACTTACAAGTCTTCACACCTGTAGGGACGTTATCATTCTTCCAACTAGGTTCTTCCTTAAACAACCTAAGGCATTCAGCAGCAACATCCTTGTTGTAGAATTCATAGATCTCTACGGGAAAGATAGATTCTTTTTTCATAATACTCTTATGTTAGCAATACCATCATTAATTCGGCCAGTGGGTAAAGCATTGAAACTTACAGTATATCTATCTTCCTCAGCATATGCTGTGTCATGCACAAACCAACTAGGGAAGATGATGCATTTACCTGCTTCAGCAGAGATCGTTTCAAATACAGGAGCATTCTGATTGAATCCTTCTGTAGAGATAGTTGGTTTAGTATACAACTCAAACTGACCAAAGGATCGCATCTGAATGGGGTCATAAAAGACCGTAGGTGCACCGTCTGTGAGGTATAGAATACCACTCCAGTAAGAGTTAGCATGTCTATGTGCTGTGTGCCTCACGCCAGGACGATAATAGTTTGCCCACATGGACGTAACCTTGAAACCATCACAGTCATAATTCCAAGTATCTTGAATCTCATCAAGACATTCATGAAAGAAGTCTACCATAGGTTCGAATCCTTCGACCTTATGTAACTCCAACCATGTATTAAGAATGCCAGTCTCATTCCTCTGATCTAATTTTTGTTTCCGTACACGAGAAACCCAGTCTTCCTCAGTGGAAAACTGGAATTCAAATACATCTACTGGGTATAGTTTATTTACTTTCATTGATATACATTGTGCCCCAACCTTGTGTTGCATCAGACTTATGCAAGAGGACTCCATCAACTTTGTTGATCAAGGACTCAAGAGAGTAATGCAGTTTGCGATATCCACTCCCGACGTAGATCTGACCGAAGACTACTGCAATAGTAGCAGCACCCCAGAAATAATAATAGTAATTAGACTTAACTTGCTTTTTCATTTGTGTCACTCACGAAAAGATTATCTAAAGTTGCTCTTTCTGGTTTCAAGAAAAACTCAGAATGATGCTTAAAAACGATTGGATCGTATCTACTATACAACAATAGTTTCTTAAAATCAATCTCTGCTGGTTTTCTCTTCCAATTATCTCTATCTAAATTTGGACATTTGCCGTGTATAAAATTCCCATCTTCGCGAAGAGGTATCAGACTTACAGGAGTTTCCCAAATTAATTGTCTGTATTTTGTCAGAAGCACATGGTAGAAGTAATCACAATTTTGTGGACCTCTCTGCCTTCTTCCATTCTTCAAATGTGGCACACTTCCTCCACCACCTTGAAAGTTAAAATTGTATCGAGATCGATAAACTTTAACTCCGCTTCTGCTATTCATCCCATAATCTAATTGAGATTGATAGACAACTTTCTTTACCTGACCTCGTGCCCAACCTTCTGGTTTCTCAATGAGCAAGTCAGCACCTTCATCAACAAGAGGCACCGCAACATTGATACCTTGTGAAAGAAAATATGATTTTACAAGATCTTCACATGCATTCCCACCAAACTTAGTAGATCCATCTTCTCTACGGAGAGGTATAGTTTCCTCTTCCAACAAAGGTGGCATACATGGGACTAATCTTTGGGCATTCGGGGATCTACTCATTTGTATTCACATCTCATCATTAACTCAGTAAGAAACGCAACCATATTAATCTCTTGATCAACCACGAAACCAGACTTGTATTGATACTCAGAGATAACTAGCACCGCCTCAGGAATAGATTTGGGTTGTAGATAGTTATAAAGGTTATCATAGATCTTTCTCATGATCGCTGTAGGTTCATTGTCAAGATTCTGTGTAACCCACTTCTTCATGTTAGTAAACTCTTTACCACGAAGATACTTAACTAGATTAGAAATCTGAATATCATTAGCAACACCAAGGATACCAGTATCAATCTTACCTGTAGATGAATAACGTTGCAACTCATTGAGTGTGCGACGGAAATCAGGGAAATATTTCTGCAGGACTTCAGCAACAACCTTAGGTTCGTAATCTACATTCTCATTACCTAGGATCTCCTTCACTCTATTGAAGAAGTTTGCTGCCATAGACTGTTTCTCTTTACCCTTGAGAGAGAATTCAACTACAGAGCATCGAGAGTGAAGAGGAGAGATGATCTTATTCTTGTAGTTACAAGTAAAGATGAATCTACAATTCCTCTGAAACTCTTCGATGGTTGCCCTGAGGAGCAGTTGCACATCAGGGGTAGTATTGTCTGCCTCATCTACAATGATGATCTTGTGTTTGCTCTCCGAATAAAGTGAAACTGTAGACGCAAAAGCTTTGCACTGATTCCTGACCGTATCCAAGAAGCGACCCTCGTCGGACCCATTGATAACCAGATAATCTGATCCCAACTCCTCACAAAGTGCTTTCGCAACCGTAGTTTTTCCAACACCAGCAGACCCCGCAAGCAGAAGATTTGGAATCTCACCTTGTTGCAGGAATCCTTTGAAGATTTCTTTGGTGCTGTCAGGAAGGATGCATTCATCGATAGACTGTGGACGATATTTTTCAACCCAAAGAAACGTATTCATCAATTAGGCTCGAGTGCGATATAGTAGGACAGGTGGGAGTGACCAGTTGCCATCCAGCAGGAGGCATTACGAGTAGAAATCGTAACGTGGTAACTACCAGGAATAATCTTAAGATTCTCTACCTTCAGACAGTAGCAGATCTCATTTTCAGAAAGCACAACGTTGCTATTAGCAGTGTTGAGTGCCACATTCTGCAGTGGAAGTGAGAAGACATTAGAAGATTGATTCTTACGGTCCTTCACACAGATGCTGTATTCACCTTTATAACCAGTGATACAGATATCTTCAACACCATATACTGCTGCTGCCTTCAGAAGTTTGGCAAGATCATCAGCAGGAAGATCAAAGTTGAAGTCCACGTCAGGGAGATCAAGATTGAATTCTTTAGGCACAGTGACAATCATTTCAGGGTCACTGTAGTAGTATGTGGTCTTCGCCTTGGTCTTCTCATCGAAGATCAATACCTTCTTATCATCAACAAATCCAAGGACAGGATCGTCAAACAGACTCAGAGCACCGAGGAAGAGAGGAAGATCATAGATTGCCATGTCAGCAGGGAAAACATCATTCAATCCACACACGGAGATGATGCTCTTACTAACAGACATGGTGCTCAAGACACGTCCTGCACGAATCACAATGGACTTGTTGATAGTAGCGAAGTTTTTAAGATACTCAATGGTGCTTTTACGCAACTTGAGTGTTTCAAAATCAGTTTGTTGGGACAGGTTTGCCATATTATTGAGGGTAAGATTCGCGGGATACTGATTGGTCGCTGAAGTAGATCAGCAACACTGCATAGTGTAGCACCTTAAGTAGATCACGTCTAGCGGTGCCTTTCTTGTCATAACGAGAGGCATACTTTAGGATATTACTCCTGCAGAATGCCTCAGCGTCACCACAAGCATTGATGAGATCAAGAGTTTGGATACCCTCAGGACCACTAGAATAGTGTGCCCTGTAGGTATCCGTAATATACTCTTTCAACTCTGTGATGATCGCATCTTCATTGTATTTGTTTGCCATAATGAAGTCACTGGTTAATCTATATGATATCAGAGACCGAGGTTGTTGTCAACACTCACGTCACCGTCAATTTTATCATACAACTCAAGGAATGATTGCTTAGTCTCATCATCGAAACGATTCAAGCAAACCTTGATTGCCTTCACACGATCAGAGAAGATGCTGTATGCACGGATGATGTGCACAAGACGGCGGGTGCTGATGATTTCATCAATACCACCCTCAGCAAATGTCTTACGGATGATGTCTGCCCAGTTGACAAGATTCTTGATGTAGTCATCATCACAGCACTCCAACTCAGCACAGTAGTTATTGAGCATCTTGGTCTCAATATTGACTGAAGGATACTCTTGCTCGAAAGTAACAGGGAAACGCTCTAGGAATGCTTCGTTGAGCACGTTGGTGCCGATGAAACGTCCGTCATCACTGCCCTTACCTTTGGTGTTAGCAGTAGCAATGACAGTAAAACCTGCAGCAGGATATACCTGACGACCGATCTTCTTAAGGAAGACTCCATTACCTTCAAGGATAGACTGAAGGCAGAGGATCTTGTTAGAAGCAAGGTCAATCTCGTCTAGAAGCAGCACAGCTCCCCTCTCAAGAGCTTCGATGACAGGTCCGTTGTGCCAAACAGTGTTACCATCAACAAGACGGAAACCACCAATAAGATCATCTTCGTCGGTTTCAACGGTGATATTTACACGGATCAACTCTCTATTTAGCGCTGCACATGCTTGCTCGACTCCGAAAGTTTTACCGTTTCCAGATAGTCCAGTAATAAACGCAGGGTAGAAAATTTTGGATTTAATGATCTTCTTAAGATCTGCAAAGTTGCCAAAAGGTACATAGTTGGGATTCTTTGCGGGGACCAAATTCACGGAAGGTGCGGGTTGAGCAGCGGGTGCTTTGAATGTCTTCTCAAGTTTTTCTGCAACGGTAAGATTCCACTTACCAAGACCAGACTTGTGATTCTTAAGACGCTTCTTAACAGTAGCAAGAGAGCATCCGAAGTGATCAGCAGCACCTACCAGTTGAGGGACGCCTACTTCTTCACCATGCTCAGCAGTGAGGAAGTTGATGATGTCGTCGGTTGTCACAGGGTGTGGTGCGAAAGTCATGTGTTTCTTTGTTGTGTATACATGTATTATACACACGCAGAGGGGGTGTGCAACGCAACCCATGACGGTTTTCTATCTGGCACACGCAGGTAGTTATCGTTGACCCATGGTTTGCTTGCCACATACCTTTGATATGCAGTAACAGTATCTATAGACGTATCATATTTATACACGTCAGGCATAGCACGAGCAAATGGTGTGTGATCGTCAGGACACCCCTCTGTGGGTGCTAGAAGCGCCGCTAAGCGCAGGGAGCGCTCACAGGAATGCACTTTGTCATATCGGAAAGTATATTCCTCACACAATGCAAATGCATGTTGAAACATCCATGCAAGATTATGGTCAGACTCAGCGACCCATTTCGTGCATGGATGATTACGGAAGGCACCCTTCTTAGTATTGTATGGTCTACCGTCTTTGTTAAAGACAGGACCGTATCGGTGATACCAATCACTATAAACAATAGAGATCATTTGGCAACACTCTAGTGGCATCTTGACAATATGTTTGTCTGGCAACTGATATGCTGCCAGACTTGGATCTTCATCTACTGCAAAGATATTCACTTCTTAAAGACTCCTAGTTTAGCAAGGAGATAGACAGTTAAGGAGGTCCAGAAAATGACCTCCAGTGCAATGTTACTCATGCAATTTGTGCGATAAAGGATGAGAGAATACGCTTGTTGTTTGCCTTATTCTTAAGGGACTTTTTGAAGGCAGACTTGATCTGTGCCTTGGTTGCGTCTTCCGCTACATCAAATTCTACCTCAACACCTACAGAATTGTCATTAATGTAATACAATTCTTGGTAACCACGATGGTTAGGCATAGTCAATGCTTTCTCTTTTTTCCAGAGTTGACGCATTTTGTTTGCCTCACCGCCATGACCAAGAATCCAGTTGAGATCACGAGTGGTGATGATACGGAAACCAAGGAAGTTTACCTCAGGGAAGCGACCCTTGATATATTCTAGCAGACGAGTAGTAACTCCGCTATAGTTATCTTCCATTTTTTTATAAATGCGACCATTCTTACGATCACGGATGCGATAACCATAACCAAGAGCAGACTTATACATGTAGTCATCATCAGAAAGAGTTGACTTCTGATTGACTGCACCTGCATTTGACTCACCATCAGTAAGAATACTGACGTGCACCTTCTCAACGTTGTGCTTATTCTTGAAGAATGGAATCAGAGACTGAAGACAAGCAATAGCATCATTCAGTGGTGTGCCACCAAGACCGAGGTGACTAGGGACATTCAAGTTAGCATCCCATGAGCGACGGTCATTGAATGCAGTAGTTACAGCGAAGAGTTTAGCGCAAGCATCTTCAAACTTCTGCGTATTCATCTCACTATGTAGGTAGCAAGGGAGAGCAAAGTGGTTAGGGATGTAATACTGACCCTCAACCTTATCATACTCTTCCTCACGCATGTAATGACCATCACATACGAATGCATATACTGCGAAAGGAATGTTTGACTTACGGCAGAAGGAGCAAAGACTGATAAGTTGCTTGACAGTATCAAGGATTTGATCTGCCATAGATCCAGACCAGTCAAGAAGGAAGATCAAACCATGATTCTTACCATCCTTAGTGGTAGTTACCTTCCTGAAGATGTCATCATTCCAGAGATAAGAGTTGAGTTTGTTAGTGTCAATCACACCAGTGCGAGACACCTGCTCACGAGCGTATGCAGATGCAGACTTTTTCATCTCAAACTCTTTAGAAAGATATGCAACCTCACGAGAAGCATTCTTCTTCCACTCTTGATACCTTACCCTGTAGTCTTGGAGAAGACGAAGAGAAGGATTCATGTTTTCTTGGTTTGTGAAGCACTCTTGCTTGTAGAAGTCATCAAACATACCCCATACTTTCTCAGCAGGCACGATGATTTCCTTGATAGGAAAGTCTGGGATCTCAAGATACTTAGTGGTGTTTCCGTAGTTATCTTCTTTTTGAGTGCGTTGCTCTAGAGACTCAGCAAGTGCTTTGTCTGTATCTGCAACATCGATGTCCTGCTGATACTCTGGGTATTCTGTATCAGTGCCTTCTTCCTGATCACCTTCTTCATAAGAAGGAGTGTCAAGATCAGGATCGTTTGGTGACTTATCAGGTTGACCGTTAGGATCTGTGTCAGTAAACCACTCACGTCCTTCACCGTCACCGTCACTACCAGTGCCACCGTCCTCGTTACCGTTTTCTACAGTATCGATCTTCTCTTTTTCTGCCTCTGCTTTGGCATACTCATAGATCTCACGAGCAACTTCGATAGCATCTTCAAAGGTTTCGATGTTGTCAACCTTATCAACATACTGCTGCTCAGTAGTATTGAAAGGCATCAAAGCATATGCACCAATCTTGAAGTGAAGATTGATACGATCGATCAACTTGAGTTGCTCCAACTCAACGTTACGGACTTGGAAGAAGTCCTGCTCATTAAGAAGAGAGTAACCACCAGTGAAATCTTTGCGAAGACCTGGAAACTTCTGCTTCATGCATTTCTCAATGCGAGCGTCTTCAACGACATTCACATATGATTTGGGCACGGACTTGAATGATTCAGTCCAGTCTTCGTTGGGAGTATATAGAGCATGTCCTACCTCGTGTCCTACGAGTAGGTTGTAAACAATGTCTGGCACGTCCCAGATAGGTAGAGTCAGCACACGACGATCTACGTCGAAAGATGCCGTCTCACAAGTCTTGTGCTCCACAATCAGATCCTCAGTTGCGAGGAGTTTTGCAAGTGTGCCTTTGACTTCGAGGTTAGCGGTCATGTGTTTTGCGTTTGTATATGCATACTATAAACCCTCCCCTATGGAAAGGGAAGGGAATGTGTGCCACTTATTAAATTGGATCAAGCGTCAACGTTACCATGGGTCTTTTCGTATTCTATGATGTCATAGAATTGCTTGGCAAGAAGCATAGCATAGTCTGCTTCTTCTCTAGTGGGGGCTGTTTTGGCATACATCATACATCCTTCGTAAAGGATCTTTGTATCATAGTACCCAATGTCAATTTTGGGCTCATTCATCGACAGTCTCCTTAATTTTACTAAAATCGTTAACTTTTTCAAATCTAATAGTCCTTGGAAACTTGTCTTCCAAGATCTCACCCTTATGCGAGATAACAAATACTTGTGTTGAGTCCATCAACTTGAGAATCTTAAGCAATTCGTCGGTTGATTGACCATCTAGACTTGAATCAAACACTTCATCCAAGATTAGAAGATTGGTGGAAGCAGAGTTTTTAAGTTTGGCGATCTCTCTCCATGTAAAGAGGAGTGCCAAGTCAATCTTTTGCTTCTCGCCTTCAGAAAATGATGAGTAACTAAACACATCACGGAATCTGGATCTAATAACTTCATTAAATTCCTCGTCGAGTGTGAAATCGACGTAGAAATCCATCTGTGCTAAGTATTTATTGATCTTCTGGTTGATGATAGGGATGAATTTGCTGATAATCTTGCTTTTTACCCCTCCATCCTTGAGTAAATTGGATACAATCTTGAGATTATTCTCTTGATCTCTCACTCCAGCACACCTTTTCTCTGTCTCTGAGAGGGTTGTCTCAAAATCAACAAGAGTTTTCTTTTCAACATCTAAATCAGGTGTTTCTTTGTTGCAATCCTTAAGAATTTTTTCATTTTCCTTCAGGATCTTACTATTTTCCTTGCCGTAACTGGTGATTTCATGCTGCAAGGTAGTGATTTCCTCCTGCACACCCTGATATTCCTTAATTTGAGTGAAAATATCGTTGACTGTGGTAGTGATATCACCAAATCCTTTACTTAGTTTCTCTTCCCTTTGCGCTGCCTCTGCCAGATGCTTGGTCTTATGATCTTTTTCTAGGTTTTGATCACATGTTGGGCACTTGTCATGCTTAGAATAGAAGTTATAGTCTTTCTTTGCTTTCTTAAGATTCTGCTCGATCTTCACACGCATGTCACGGAGACTATCATGCTTCTTTTCTAGATCAGGTAGACCTACAATGCTAGTTTTTAACTCAGCAATGCTACTTTCGTGTGCAGAGATACGTTGAATGTTTTCATTATACCTCTTCTCGTTTTGAGTGAAGCGATCCTGCAACTTCTCAAGGTAATCTGCATTCATTTTCTCCAGATTACCAATAGATTTACGTTGCAATTCTACCTTCTGCTCAGCAAGAGTTACCTCATGTGCACACACCTTCATCTCGTCTCTGATATCTTTAGAGCGATCCTTCAGCAAGACATTCATTCTACTGAAGATCTGGATATCTAGGATATCTTCAATGACCTCACGTCGATTAGGTGCATTCAACTTCATGAAAGGCACAAAGGTGCTGCTACCAAGGATCACAACCTGAGTAAATGACTTGTAATTAAACTTGAGAATGCTTTGCTCAAGATATTTTTGATAGTCTTTGTTAGCAGCATCCTGATCAAGAAGACTACCGTTACGATGAATCTCAAAGATGGCAGGTTTCATGCCACGGATTACCTTATATGATACAGATCCAATCTTAAATTCTACCTCAGCACGCATCTCTTTTTCGTTGATGCTATTAACCAACTGTGCTTTAATAATTTTACGAAATGGTTTATTAAACAAAGTAAAACACAGGGCGTCTAGCATAGTAGACTTCCCTGCGCCATTGCAACCGAGTATTAAATTACCAGTAGATTCTAGAAAATCAATCTCGGTAAAGTGATTACCTGTGGAGAGAAAGTTTTTCCAGCGAATCTTTTCAAATACAATCATTATACAGGGGGAATTACAATATCATCAGGGGTGATTACAGAGAATCTGTATCCATGTCCACGACAGTTAAACTTGACGGTCTCTTCATCGACTTCCATCACTTCCAACTCTCGCTCATAATCGTTTGCTACAAGCAATCCATAATACCTGTCTGCGTCGTCTTTGTCAACAAACATTTGGACTACACGCTCAAGGTTATCTTCATCTTTTACGGCGTATACTCCGCCGCTTCCCTTATCGATTAAGACAAACAATGTTAGACCTCCAACGCTTCCAAATAAAGTGACTTGAGTATACCGAAGATATCATCCTTGTTATCAAATTCTTCAACACACTTCTCAAGTATACTGAGAGTGTCCTCAATCTCAACATCTTCTTTGACATCATCAAGATCTACAGAGAGATCTTCAATGATCTTCAGGTCTGCAAGTTTAGACCCTTGGAGTTGTCGGACAGTCTGATCAAATTTTACAATATCAGACTTGTTTTCAACTACCAGTTTGACGTAACTACCCTCAAGATTGGGCACGTTTTTAGCATCAAACTCATCGTTGTAATAAACTTTGTGGAAGATGTCGTATGGATTCTTATAAAATTTAAGATTGAGAGTATCTGTATTTAGGATGTGAAACCCTCTTTTCTGACCGTAATCATTCCAGTATAATTGGTAGGGATTACCGAGATACTGGACATTCTTACGCTTACTCTTCATGTGAAAATGTCCCGAGCACACCAACTTAAACTTGGACAATACATCTGGGTCGTCACCGTGCTCCATGTAATAACCAGGTATAGTTTCAAACCCGTTAAGCTCAAGATGGCCAAAGCAGACATCACTATTACTGTCTTGGATGCATCTATTTGACTCTGTGCGATTGTCGTCACAAATCCAAGGAAGAAGAAGAATATCGATACCACCAATACGAGACTCAGTAGGTTCAGAGATGATACGAATGTTGGTGTATTCTCCCAATAGTAACTCTGGGGCATTGACCCGAAGAGTATTCTTGTAATAGATGTCATGGTTGCCTACAAGCATGGTTAACATCACTCCACGATCTGCTAGTGGTGTAAACCACATCTCCTTTGCTGCCTCTAGCGATGCAAAGTTGATTCCTTTTCTACGATCAAAAGTATCACCAAGGCAAACTACTTCCGTAATTCCTTGACGATCAATCGTAGGTAGGACAACATTGGAATAGAATTCACGATACTTGTCAATGAAGACTTGGTTGTCATTCCTGACACCAAAATGCTGATCCGTAATAAGAAGGACCTTACTCATATGCCACCGACCCAATTAACCCTTATCGCAAGTCTAGCATCATCTACAGGATTTTGCGAGACCCTATGACGGACCCACGATGGAAACATCAAGAAGTCATACTGATCAGTGTGGACAGG